TCATATTGAAAGTAGTAGTGGTGTTAATGGTCTTGTTAAATTAGAAAGTAGTGATATAGAAGCCAATATAGTATTTGCAGATAATGGTACTACTGATACTGTAAATATTGGGTGTAGAAATGATGATTTAAAACTTAGAGTTGATGCAGGTAACATAACTTTCTTCACAGGTTCAGCAGGAACAGCTTCAGAACGCATGAGGATTGACAGCTCAGGCAACACCATATTTAAACCATCTGGCTCTGAAACTGGCAGATTCTCAAGTACTGGTTTATCAGTAGTCGGCAACACAGCAATCTCAGGCAACTTCAATACCTCGCTTGGTGGTTATCAGGTGGGTGGCACGACTGTTATTACAAGTGCTAGAAATATACAGAATGTCGGAGACATAAGTGCTACAAAAGGCACATTTACTCAATCCGTTGGCTCTTTGCCTTTAGTCACTTCTACACCATACGACTTTACAGCCAAATTTGAATCAACCGATGCTGGTGCTTACATAGTTCTTGAAGATAGTGGCTCAACTAATAATGCTAATTATATTGGTGTTCAGTCTAATGATTTTAAAATTTATACAGCAGGTGCATTAGGTCTTACTATTAATTCCTCACAAAATGCTACCTTTGCAGGCACTATTGATAGTGGTGCTATTACAAGTTCAGGAACTATTACAACATCTGATATTGCTAGTACAGGTGATATAGATATTAAACCTGCTGCAGGTTCAGATGCATTATTTTTTAATGCTCATAATAGTGAGTCGCAACTGAGACTTTACAACAACCGACAAGATTTAAGTAATGTGCCTGTATCAGCTATTGTTGGATATAACAGTGTTCAAGTCTCAAAAATTCAATTTTATAGAGGTGGTGGTGGTAACTCAGGTTATATCAACTTCCAAGTCAAACCACAAAATGGTGAAAGTCTTACTGATACATTTCAAATTGGAGACAATAATACTGTAGATTATGGTGTAAATGTTCGTGCAGGTGGTTATAGGGTTGGTGGTACTCAAGTTATTGACAGCTCAAGAAACCTAACCAACATCGGCACTATCAGTAGTGGGGCTATTACAAGTACAGGCACTATCGCATATTCACCTGATGTTGGTGGTGATCTTACTTTAGGTAACGATGGCTCTTATGGCACAGTTGGTACTGGACGATATGTCACTCTCGGGTTTGGTGGTACTACCAATGGCTACCACAGAATTTTTGCTTCTAACAATACATCTGGAAATTTATTTATTGCTGCTGCCACAGGTAAACGAGTTTATGTCAGAACTGATGGCGGTACAGCAGATAATGTCATACTCGGACACGATGGGTCTTACACCAACTATAGTGCTATTGGGTTTGGTGGTATTGGTAATGGTAGTAATAGAATTTTTGGTAGACATAGTGGTGCTGATGGCTTGTATCTAGCAGCAAAAACTGGTCATGGTATTAGGTTTAGAGTTAATGGTGGTGCTGCAAATAATTTTGAAATGAACTCTAGTGGCGACTTGTTGGTTAATGGTTCTACAGTTATTACTGCTGCTAGAAATATACAGGGCGTTGGGTCTATAACAGCTTCTAGCGATATCTCTACAAGTGGCGCTTACAAGATTGGTAACAATGTCATTGCTGAACAGCAAAGCTCAACTCTATATTTTGGGGACAGAACCGATAATGATTATGTCGTTCACATACAGGGCTTTTCTGATAATTCAAATATTGTCTTAAATGATGGCTTTATTGATGTCGTGGGTGACTTTGATATTGCAGGTGCGTTATCTAAGAACTCAGGCTCATTCAAGATTGACCACCCACTCAAACCAGACACCCATCATCTTGTTCACTCCTTTGTGGAAAGTCCACAGGCAGATAACCTATATAGAGGTGTGATTGACTTGCACAAAGGTAGGGCTACTATTGATCTTGATGAATGGTTTGGTATGACAGCAGGTACATTCTTAGCCCTTAATAGAGAAATACAGGCTTTTGTTAATAATGCAGATACTTGGGATTTAGTCAGAGCAAAAGTTATGGGATCTCAACTTGTTATTGAATGTCAAAACCCAGAATCAACAGCGACAGTTTCTTGGTTAGTGATAGGTGAACGACAAGACAAAGAAATACATGAATCATCATTAACAGACGATCATGGTAAAGTTATTGTTGAACCAGTCAAGGTAGGTTAGAATTACATATTATGGCTATAACAAAAGTTACAAATATACAACGATTAGAGGTTTACCCTCCAGCAGATACATCAGCAGATGATGCGCACAATGCAAAGCATGAAACTGTGATGGTGGTTTATGAAGATACCTTGGATGATTCTACAGACGATGATCTTCCAGTAGTAGCAACCAGAGTAAAACATCTTAGCAAATATGTTGAAGATGATGGTGCTGCTACAGATTATTCAGGTGAACTACAATTAGTTCAAGATGTTTGTGGAGCTATCTGGAGTTAATAATGTCAGATAAAGACAAAGTAGATCCTAAAGCAGATCCTAAAGTTGAAGAGCTGCAACAACAATTACAACAAGCAATAGATCTTGCTAATTTTTATAAAAATCAAAGAGATGCTATTGAGCAACAATTGGTTTTATCTCAACAACAAAAAGATAAATAATGCCGTCCTACACAACCAACCTTAACCTAACTAAATCCACAGTAGGTGCTGACACAGATCAATGGGGTGGTCATTTAAATGGCAACGCAGATACTATTGATGGTATTTTTGCTGGCGCTGGTAATGGTACAAGCGTTGGGTTAAATGTCGGTACTGGGAAAACCTTAGATGTTTCTTCAGGCACCCTTACACTAGCAGACAACCAGATCTCTGGTGACAAAGTTGAGGGTGGCACAGTTAATGCTATTACCATTAACACACTAACAACTAATGGTATTAATGTTGGTAGTGCCGCAGAATCAGATCATAAAATTGCCTTTCTTGGCAATAGTGAAACATTTCATATTGGTATAGATGATTCAGCAGATGATTTGGTTATTGGTAAAGGGCTGACATTAGGCACAGAACCAAGAATAGAATTTAACGGCCAAGGTGCGGTTAAAATAATTTCTGATGCGCCAGCCAATGGTCAGCTTACTTTGGCAGATATTGGCGCTAATGCTGACCAAGCATTTTTCAAACAAGATGGTGGCACGCTTTCTATTTTGGCCCAACAGTCAACAACACAAACAGGAACAGTTATTATCGGTGGTCAAAATAATTCTACTTCGCCAACTTATGCTTCTTTTGCTGGTACAGGGGTAACACTTAATGGGGCGTCTATTGTTGTAAGTACGGGCAGTTTGTTTTTATCTAGCTCCTCAAGTCAAGGCATACATTTACAATCACCAAACGGCACAGAATATAAAATAACTGTTGATAATTCAGGTAATTTGGTCGCTACAGAACAATAATATACAATAAATGAATGGCATTAATACCAATAACACCGAAAGCTGGCATAGTAAAAAACGGCACAGACTATTCCAATAAAGGCCGTTGGGTTGATGGTAATTTAGTTAGATTTAGAAACGGCTATCTTGGCCCAATAGGTGGCTGGCAAAAACTTAGAAACACAGCATTAGATGGCACACCTATTGGTATGTATTCTTACAATACCAATTCAGGTAATGCGGTATTAGCCGTAGGTACAAGGCAAAAGGTATATGTTTTCTATAACAGCTCCTGGTACGACATAACACCATCTGGCTTTGTTAATGATGAATCTTTAGATCCTTTAGGTTTTGGTGCTTGGCAATTTGGTAAAGAAGACTTCGGTGATGCTAGATCTCAATCAGGTTTAAACTTTGGCTCACAAAGTTTTAGTTTTGATAACTGGGGCGAAGAGTTAGTTTTTTGTTTTGCTGGTGATGGCAAGATCTATCGTTGGCAACCAAGTTCTCCTAGCACGATAGCAGCACCAATTACTAATGCTCCTCTTAACAATTTAGCAGTTATTGTTTCTAATGAACGGCACTTGTTTGCTATTGGCTCTGCTAATGATTCAAGAAAAATTGCCTGGTCAGACAGAGAAGACAACACAAACTGGACTTCCAAAGCAACAAACACAGCTGGAGATCTAATTATTCCTAGTGGCGGTGAAGCTTTATACGCAACTAAATTTAGATCTGACATTATGGTGTTTACAGACATTGGTTTAAACAGAGTTTATTACACAGGATCTCCGTTTGTGTACGGCATAGCTGAAGCTGGAACAAACTGCAAAACAATTTCCGTGCGTTCCATCGTGCAGGCGGGTAATTTTTTAGCGTGGCTTGGTGAAAACTCAATATTTATTTACGATGGCACAGTCAAAGAAATCCCGTGCGAAGTGCATGATTACATTTTTGATGACTTAACATACGAACATAGAAGAGCTTGTTGGGGCGGACATAATCAAAACTTTAATGAGATTTGGTGGGGTTTTCCTACTGGCACAAACCAAGAAACTGCTAACAAATATGTTATTTGGAATTACAAAGATAATACCTGGTCTATTGGTGAATTAGATAGAACATCATGGGAAGATCAAGGTGTATTAGATTATCCAGTTGCTACAGATTCTTCTGGTTTTGTCTATGAGCATGAAATTGGCGTTTTATTTAATAGCCCAGATTTAGGGACAACCAAACCATTTTGTAAAAGTGGGCCACTAGAAATAGCGCAAGGAGAAAAGCTAGTACAAGTTAACCAAATCATACCAGACGAAGAAGCTGGTAGTTTGCCTGGAGTAACTATCAGTTTTACTGGTAAATTTACCCCACTAGGATCTGAAACAGATTTTGGCTCATTTACTTTTGATAACGATGGTTATACCGATGCTAGGTTTACCGCTCGACAAGTACAAATGAAAATAGAAGGATCTACTACACAAGATTTTAAAGTAGGCAACATAAGGTTAAACGCTAAAACAAGGGGCAAAAGATAATGGATTTATCATCACAAAGACAATACATACAAAGAGCTATAAATGCTAAATTGGATGTTGGTACAACAGGATCTTTGCAAACCATATATACCGCACCATCAGGCGGTGATTTTGATTTTGCTATTGTTGAATCATTGTTAGTTGGTGATGATGGCAACCAACAAACTAACATTGATATTGTTATTACTTCTGATGGCACAGATCATTATTTATGGAAAAACCACAACATTAGCGCTTATGCTACCGATGAAATGTTAAACAGAAGTTTGATTTTAATTGCAGGTGAAATACTAAAAATACAGGTCAATCACGCTAATATTAATGTGACAGCCAGTATCGTTGAATATGCTAAAGGCGACTAAAATTGTTCCCGAGTGGAAAGTTGCTTGGGATAAATCTAAACACTATATAGAAAGAGCATTAAAGCGCCAAGATCTATATACTTTAGAAGATGTGGAAGATAGAATTAGCAGAGGAATTTTTCATATTTGGGCTGGGGAAAAGTCTGCATTTGTTACTGAGTTTGTAACTTTCCCCAGATGCACAATTATGAATTTATTATTTTGTGGTGGTAATTACGAAGAATTAGAATCTATGTTACCATATATTGAAGCTTTCGCTAAAAAAGCTGGTTGTAAAAGACTGTATGGCGGTGGGCGTAAAGGCTGGATAAGAAAAATAAAACACTTAGGATTTGAAGAACATTATACTATTAAGAAGGATTTATGAGTAAAGGCGCAACAACATCAGAAGTAACATTACCCAAATTTCAGGAAGATGCTTTTAAAGATCTTTATGCAGCGGGCAGATCTGTCGCTCAACAACCATTTATTCCGTACACAGGCCCAATGGTTGCTGGTTTTAACCCAGACCAACTAAGGCAGTTTGAGGCCAGTAGAGATCTTTTTGAAAGACAACAGCAGTTTAGGCCAGAAGCTGGTTTACAGGATCTGGCGCAACAACCACTAGATATTGCTAGTTACCAATCACCATACCAACAGCAAGTTATAGACTTTGCTATGCAAGACATACAAAAGCAACAAGATATTGCACAAAGCCAGGCACAAGATCGTGCTATTGGAGCTGGCGCATTTGGTGGCTCAAGATCTGCTATCTTAGAATCAGAAGCAGCTCGACCATTTATAGAGCAAAAAGCTAGAACAGCTGCTGGCCTTAGACAAGCTGGTTTTGAACAGGCCCAAAGAGCAGCACAACAACAACAACAATTTAGAGCAAACTTGTTGGGCGATCAATACGCAAGACAATTAGGATCCTTAGGATTGCTTGGTGGCGTGGGTGCGCAACAACAAGCATTACAACAACAAGCCCTGGGTGCAGCAAGAGGCGAGTTCGAAAGAGCCGTATCATATCCACAGCAGCAACTTGCTACACTCGCAGGGGCTTTTAGTGGTGTACCAACTTTAGCTGGCCAGTTCCAAAAGAAAAAAACTGGCCCAGGAGATGTGCTTGGAGCGGTAGCTAATTTAGGTAGCAGCTATTTACTAGGTAAAGGATAATGGCAGAAGAATCAAAGTTTTCTAAAAATCAACAACTTGGTATGTTTTTAGCCAGTTTAGGTGATGTGCTTGCGGGCGATAAAAATGTTGTTGGCAAGGCAATGAACAGAAAACAATTTCTTGAACAAGAAATTAGCGAAGAAAAAAGAAAAGAACGCTACCAAAACTTTATTAAAGATCTTGATGAAAAGTCTAAAGGTGACAATCCGCAATACTCAAGAAGTTTTTATGATCTTGCACAAGCTTTGGGGCCAAAGGGTTTAGACAGTTTGTTGTTGAAAAAGTTTGAAGCTGATGAAAAAAGAGCATTAGTAAAACCAGACATATTAGAAAACTTAATGGCCAAGGTACAAAAAGTGGGCTATGAGGGTTTAACTAAAGAAGAACAACAATTATATTATGATAAGATTATTAAAGGATCACCAACTGATATTATTGTAGATCCATTCGCAAGATTTGACTTGGGCGGCCTATCAAACACTTCACCTAATACTGGACAACCAATATCAGTAACAACTCAAGAAGAAGTTGACAGGTTGCCAGCTGGAACAGATTTTGTATGGATTGACGGAAAGACATACACCAAACAGGAGCAGTAATGGCCGAACCGCAAGGTGCAATAAAAGTAGAAGAAAACTCTTTTGCGCCACAAGGAGCTGTTTTGGTTCCGCAAGAAGAAATTGCCCCGCCACAAAACGCTTTAATATCAGAAACTCCAGAACTTATTCCAGAAGATTCTGTTGAGAATGTAAGTCTAGGCGAAAGTACAAGAAGAATTTTGCTTGGTGGTTTACGAGATGCTGCTCAAGGCACAATAGATTTTGCTTCTTTTATTAGCAAACTAGATCCTGCAAATGTTGTAGCTGCTATAGGCATAAATGCAAAGCTTGCTGAACAAGGAGATCCAGAGGCACAAGATCTAAACTCATTATTAAAACTAGGAGAATCTGCCTATACACTACCAGAAGTAGAAGAACCGACATCAGGTCTTGGTCAGTTTGGTCGCACCTTGTTTCAATTTTTAGTGCCGTATGGTGGAGCAAGAAAAATTATTGGCGGTATAAAAGATACGGGCGAAAAATCATTTAAATACTTAACACAACGAACAGGTAAAGAAGTTGCACTCGGAGCAACAGCTGAACAAATGGCGTTTAGCCCTGACGAAGCAAGACTTTCCAACCTTATGCAAAGCGGGCCATTAGCTAACCCGCTCACAGAATATTTAGCAGCAGATCCTAATGATGCTGAAGCAACTCAAAGATTCAAAATGGCGCTTGAGGGTTCGTTGGTTGCTTTACCAATAGAAGCAGCTTTTAGAGTAGCTGGTAAAATGAGAGCGCAAAACAAAGTACAAAAAGAAGTAGATGAGGTAGAGCCAAGCATCATTGATACTTCTACTAATGTAGAAAAAGCAAGGAAAGAAACTATACAAACTTACGAAACAACGCCTGGTGTTAAAACTATTGATGAGGCAAACAAAGAAAGACAACAAATAAAAGCAAATGAAAAGAAAGATCCAATCAAATTTAAAAGAGGCAAAGAGGGTTTAGGAAACGCAACAGTTGGCACAAGAAGGTTTAACTTTTTTAGATCTGATGATGGTGGAGTTGAGGTTACAACTAAAGACAAAAGAACACCAGAAGAAGTAAACAGCCAAATAGAAGCAGAACAAATGGTTGCATCTCAACAACAAAGACAAATAGATGTAGATAAGCTAAGAAAAGAATTAGAAAACGAAACAATCAACAGACCAGTAACAATTGTTGAGAACTTAGATGAGGCAAGAAGATATGTTGAGTTAACTTATGTAAATAAAAACAACCTGCCAAAACTATTAAATCCCCAAGAACCAAAAGTGCAGAGAGTTTCAAACCTTATGCGTGGTTTATTTCATAGCAAAGATTATGGTATTGCTGATTTGTTTGGCGAAACAAATCCCAAAAACATAGGTATTCAATTTTTTAATAACAGAAAAAGACCAGGCGATGCTTTTGAAAGGTTGTCTGAAAAGTTAAGAGAAGCTGGCTTTGCTCCAGATGAGGTTAGCGGCTATGTGCCTTCTTTTAGCGCAGCGAGAATATCTGAAATTGTAGCTGATAATTCGGTGTTGCCAGAATTTCAAGTGCCTTATAACCAATACCAACAAGCGCAAGAATTAGCACAAAAACAAATAGAACTATTAACAGAGAATGGTTATAACCCGTACAGAATGACCAACGCTGATGTTAAAAGAGCATTAAAAAACATTGATGAGAAAAAGTATGCGGATGATATTTTACAAGATCAGGCAGACAGAGAGGTATTAGCTCAACAATATGCAGACGAATACGAACAAATGGTTAACGCTAGAGCTAATAGAGTATCAAGAGAAGCGGCTGAAAGTGATATTATTGATGTTAACTCTAATGTTGCTAAAACTATTAGAGAGTTTGGTGATGGTGAACCACCTATCGGCGGATCTCAGGGTGCAAACAAACCGCCAATTGGTGGGCCAGAAAAAGCTGGTAATATCAGATTAGATAAAATTCTTGAACCTGATGATGTCCTTGATGTTATAAGACAAACAGCTGCAAGAAACAATGATTTTAGTGCTTCAAGACGAGTAGTAAGGTTTGGTAAAGATGGTGAAAACCTAAAAGCTTTAGCTGAACAACTTGGCATGAAGCCAGATAATTTGTTATTAAGAAAATTAGGACAAGCTTTTAATTCAGAACAAATTCACGCTGCTCGTATGTTGCTTGATGAAGCTGCTGCTAATGTTGCTGAACTTGCAAGAAAGGTGTCAGATCCAGCGCAAGTTACAGATGCTATGCGAGTTGACTTTGAAAAAGCTTTGGCTCGTTTTGCTTCTATCCAGGAGCAAGTAGCTGGCATAACAGCAGAAGCTGGTCGTGCGCTTCGTGCGTTCCGAGAATCAGTTGGGCCAGCAGAACGACAATCTAAATTTATTTCTGATTATTTGAGTGGAGTAAAAACAAGAGGCAACATTGATGAAACTGCAAGAGCAATTACACAGTTAGATTCTGATGCTGGTATTGCTCAATTTGCACGAAGCAACTTTATCGGTAAGGCAAAAGATGCGGTGCAAGAATTCTGGATTAATGCTTTGTTATCAGCACCAGCAACTCATTTTGTCAATATTATATCCAATATGTTGACTGCAGCATTAAGACCAGCAGAATATTTCTTGGCTGCAACGATAGGTAAGTTAAGAGGTGGCAACGATGTAGTTAGTTTTGGCGAGGTGGGGGCAAGGCTTATTGGAACAATTTACGGATCTTTAGAAGGCATGAGAGCCGTAGGTAAGGTTTTGTTTAAGGGGGAGATAGATGATCCTTTAACTAAATTAGAACTACAAAGACCAAGAGCAATCAATGTACCATATCTTGGTGAGTTCATTAGGTTGCCTGGTACAGCGCTAACTGCTGAAGATGCTTACTTTAAAACCATAGGACAACAACAAGAATATTTTGGTCGAGCCATGATACAGGCTCAAAAAGAAGGCAAGGGCATTAAGCGAGCCTATGAGCTTTTAAAAGACAAATCACAACTTGGAGAAACTGTAAGATTAAAAGCAATAGATGCTGGTCGATATACTACCTTTACCAAACCACTAGAGGGTATTTTTAAAAATTATCAATCATGGGTAGCCAAACACCCAGCCATGAGATATTTAACACCATTTGTTAGAACCCCAGTTAACATTGTTAACTATGCTTTCGACAGGTTTCCGACCGCTTTGTTTTTTGGTAAAACAAAAGAAGCGATGAAAGCTGGTGGCAGGGCAAGAGATGAGGCTCTTGGTAAGGTTGCCCTTGGCTCTGCCATAATGATGGGGATAGCAACTCTTTCACAAAATGGTTTGATTACAGGACGAGGCCCATCAAATCCAAGAGAAAGATCTCAGTTAATGGAAACTGGCTGGCAACCATATTCAATTAAGCATGGCGATAAATATCTTTCTTACAACAGATTTGAGCCAGTTGGTATTTTGTTTGGTATTACAGCCGACCTAACAGAAGCTTACAAGTACACACAAACTAAAGAGTTTAAAGAAAGCGAAGAACAATTGAACGAAGTTGCAGCTTTGCTTATGGGTTCTGTATCTCAAAACTTAATTAACAAAACATTTTTAACTGGCCTGTCTGGTGCGGTTGAGGTTATTAGTGATCCTGATAGGTATGGTGATAAATTTGTAGAAAGATTTTTTGGATCTTGGGTTCCAACAGTTGGTTTTTATCAAAGAAAAGTAGATGATCCTATGGTTAGAGATGCTAGATCTATTATGGATTCTGTTATTAATAGAACTCCAGAGCTATTTGGAAATGTCTTTAATGTTTCAACATCGTCAGACCTTCCTCTTAAAAGAAATATTTTTGGCGAAACCAGAACTTATAAAAAAACACCTTACGGCATAAAAGACACAGTTTTTGTTATACCAATTAATGAATCACAAATAGAAAACGATATTGTGTTTAGTGAGTTTAATAGACTAGATTATTTTCCATCTATGCCTAAAAGAAAATTTATGGACATTAATTTAACAACAGAACAGTACAATGATTTGTTGGCACAAATGGAACAATTGGGCGCAAAACAAAGATTAGAACAAATTATTTCTAGCCCTAATTATCAAAACCAAGGCGATTATGCCAAACTTATGGTTTTAGAAAAATCTATGAGATCTTATCAAGAAGCTGCGAGAGCATTATTTTTAAGAAAAAATCCACAAATACTTATAGAATCACAACGCAAAAAACTGCAAGAAATTAAAAAATGAATCAACAACAGATTGGCCGTGCGGGTGAATACCTCACGGCTTCGTATCTGTGCCGTTACTTTGATGATGTCTTTACCGCTTCCGAATCTTCTCGCTTTGATTTTTTAGCCGTCAAGGACGGCTCTAATTATAAGATCCAGGTCAAAACCACCAACTCACCTTTTATCAAAAACAACAATGACTGGTTGCGCTGGGACATTAAAAAGAAGATCTCTAACAGGGACAACGAGTATCGTGTGTATGATGAAAATGAAGTTGATATTTTTGCGTTCGTTTGTTTGTTTTTAGATAAGGTGGTCTTTGTGCCTAACAAGAATGTTGGTAAGACTTATCAAAAGAAGGTGGATTTTATTAGCGAGATACAGGCCCTAGAAACTTTAGTTTCTGCAACCCAAGTTGTTAGAGATCTTAAATTATAAAGAATCTACATCTAACAATACTTGTTGATTATTTGAATGTATTAATAGTCTTAATGCGTATTCAGCAATATTTTGTGGACATTTACTATTTGCTTTAGCAAATGCTTTTAGATCAACAAGAAGATCTCTATCAATATAGAGAGCCTTCTTGCCATTTCTTTCCTTAAATATTGGATCGTCAAAACTAAACAGGCCGTCTTTCATAATCAATCCTTATATTCATACTCCAGTAATAATTGTAGGGTGTGTATTGCTTTTTCAATATCTTGTTTACCGCCTTTAAATCTGTTTCTGGTTATGTAACCAACCGCTTCTGATTCAAGGTTGTTTAGTTTATTTTTAAAACAATACTCGGCAGGTTGTATAGCTAACTTTTTATAATGATCGCCACCAACCTGACGCTTAGATGCCAGGGCATCTATTTTTTTATCCCACTCTTGATCGGACATATTATCCCAATCTTCTTTACTTAATTTATCAACACTCATTTTTTTACTCCTTAAGTTACCTTTTTTGGTATTTATGGTTTATTATAGATAAAAATATACAAAAAGGGTATTTAAATGGATTTTGATATTAATAACACAATAGATGCTGAAACCTTAGCTCAACGCTGGGGTGTCAAAAGAAAAACTATCGACAACAAAAGATACAAAGGTGAAGGGCCTAACTATTACAAGATAGGCGGACGAGTTCTATACGATCTTGATGATGTAAAAAGAATTGAAAAACAATCCTACACTTTAGTAGATGGCGCATAGTTTATACAGTCCATCATCTGCTGATAGATGGTTTAATTGTCCAGCATCGCCAAAGATGAGTGAGCAAGTACCTTACACAGTTTCTCTTCCAGCTGCTGAAGGTACTTTGCTTCACCAAATATCTGAAATGAAACTAAAAGATCGTATGGAAGGAACAGATCTTAAGGGTTATTGGTTGGGCCGTACTGAGGTTATAGAAGATTTTGAAATCACTATTGATGAAGACATGATTGATTGTTCTGAACAATATGTTGATTTTGTTAACTGGAAGAATGAAGAGTACGGGGGCAGTTTGCTTATAGAAGAGAAGGTAATGATTGATGAAATCAATCCGAAGTGCTGGGGTACAGCTGATGCTATTGTCCTGGGCGAAAACAAAATATCAGTTATAGACTTTAAATCTGGTAGATGGCCAGTCGAAGTACAAAGAAACAAACAACTATCTATTTATGGGCTTGGTGCTTTAAGTAGATATGGAGATGAAAACACAACCCTAGATCTAACTGTGGTGCAGCCAAGGGCTAAACACAAAGATGGATCTATCAGAACTTGGCGTGTGAGTGCGCAGGATCTGGTCATGTGGGGTTACGGGTCTTTGAAGGAAGCGTTAGACGCTTGCGAAGAAGAAGAACCAAAGCTTGTCTTTGGGGATCATTGTAGATTTTGTCCTGCAAGGGATAAATGTACAGAATATAAATTTAATAAAACGAGGTGAATATGTCTGATAAAACAGAAAACCAAAAGCTTTTTACTATTACCCAAGAAGATGGTAGTAATAGAGAGATCTTTGAAAACGATCTGGATGATACAAGTCGTCCAGTTGCAAACGATATACAAAATGCTTTAGCTTTGCAAAAAGCTAGAGAGGCAAAGTTAAATGAAGCTTATCAAGAGGTGCGTGTAAACGAACTAACCAATGCGTTCATTAGTATGCAGATTGATAAGTTACAAGGTATGTTGCCACCTGAAGTTAAAATAAAAGAGTAGTATGGGTTTACAGGGTATCTTAAAAAAGGCCAAACAAAGGCCACCTACGATATTGGTACATG